AGGAGTTGTCTACCACACGGGTCTCCGTCCCGTCGTCGTCAAAGACGTTGTTGTGTTCCTGGTTGACTCCGATTGCGACAAACTCGATATCATCCACGTAGAAGTACTCATTCAGGGCGGCAGTCGAAGCGGCTATGAGGCGGACAATAACGCCGGTTGCCGTAGCGTCGAATGTGAGTGATCCTTCAACTTGTTGCCATGCGTCATAGACATCGGCTGCAGCTTGGAATGATCCGGCCCCAACATCATCGTCAAGTCGCAGTGTTACCTCGGACCCTAGAATACCGCTCGCCGCCGGGATGTACACCCACGCCCTTAGTGTGTACGTGCACCCTCCAACGAGTCCAGCCATGTCGGCATCAGACGTTAGCTCGTGGTTATGGAAATTGGTGAATGCATTCGTCCCGGCCGCGTTTGTCTTCGTGAACTTGTAGCTGTATGTCCCGCGGTGTGCGAAGTCGCTTGATCGTGCAAAAGTTGAGTTGCTGTTGAAGTCGTTCGTCTCACCGATGAGATACGGAACGGGCGTGTTGTCCTCGCACGAGCCGTTGAGCATGAGATTCATGACGTCGCGGGCTATGTTCCCCCGGAACTCATTCCGGTCTCCGGTGTTGCGATAGGCATACCAGACACTCGCCGTGTTGACGGCGAAAGAACGCACAGTGTCCACCGTGTTGTGCTCTATAACCGAATCGTCGGCGTCCACGAACACGCCAACACAAAACATCTGCGCAGTGTCAATCGTCGTGTGCCCCGCCACCACGTCCCGAATCTCGCACCCCCTGACAACCGCCCCGGAGCCAGCCTGCACCCACACGCCGTAGAAACCGGCCGGACAAACGATGTCCTTGGCGATACAATTCTCGACAATCAGACCACGCCCCCAGCCGTTGAACGCTATCAGATTCGATACCCCCGTCGCCGTGCCGCTTACGGTGCATCGTGAAAGCCCCCCTACCGTTATGTTGTCGCAGTTGAAAATGGTCGCAGTCACGGGCGAGATGACATCGCAAGAGTCTATCCGTAGATACTCACTGTCCTGCACCTGCGGGCCGCGGCCGTTCTGGAACACCACGCGCTCTATCGTGAGCCGCTTGGTGTATTGTCCTTTGATCGGCACAACGGATGCGTAGGAAGCCACGTTGAGGTCTATGCTCATGTCCTTGATGGACATGTCGACCTTGTAGGTCCCGGCCGTCCCGATGGCCTCAATGAGATTGAAACTTGCGGCGCTGGCCTGGAGAAGCGTGCCTATTCCTGTTCCCCACAACTGCACATTTGGCAGCATGACGATAGCCGCGCTGATGTAGTACGTCCCCTCCGTCAGCCGTACCACCCCGCCACCTGCCGCATTCATGGCCACAACAGCCGCGTTGATCTCCGTCTCGTCAACCGTCCCATCGCAGAAGTAGTCCGCCAAGCCCACGAACGTCTTGGCTGCAACGGTGACATCCCGCAGGCCGTAGCGCCGCGCATAGTCCTGGTTCACGAGCGACCGGGCCAGCGCGCTGGAATCAAACACCCAGTTCTGTAGCGTCTCCAGGAATACCAGCTCGCTACTACCGGCCTCGCCGCCACGACGCGAGCTACGGACACTCGCCAGCCTGGCGTTGACGTCCACATACTCCGACTGTCCAGCTCCCCCCAGGGCGAGGGCGTAGGTCAATCCCGGGACCATCCAGTAGTGCGTACCATGGCGGCGCGTTGTGAACCGGTGCTTCGTCGGACCGAAGTTGATCTTCTTCAGCCAGTCCGCGAGCTTGCGAACCTGGGTGTCGTCTACTATCATGCCGTTGTACAGTTCTACGGCTACCTCACCCTCACGGTCCACACGGTCCCAATCGACAAAGGCATCATGCACGCGCGACTTTGATAGCCTCAGAACTTGCGTGCCGATGATACCTACATCGATCAGTTGTCGATCTGCTCCCGTGTTGTTTGTCAGTTTAATTACTGCACCATCGGCATATTTTGCAACGTCGAGAGTCGTCACGGCGAACTGTGGTATCGAATGAGACGTGATGTCGTACATTATCGTGTGAACCGCCCTGGGTGCTTTGAGTCCGATCACCTCAGTCCTGACCGTGCTACCATTCTTGCGACCGCCCTTACCCGGAACGGGACCGGTGCCCAGAATAGAGCTCGGACCGATGCCCCGCATGAATGTCACGTCGTAGTTGAGTGCCGAGTCATACAACGCCACAAACTCAGCGCCGAAAGTGGTATCAGCAGGCCACGTCGCTCCGTTCGCTACTGTCTCATTGAGCCGATAGCCGGTGCCAAGATCAAACACGCCCGATTGCGAAGCGATCCACACGCACCGCTCGTGAGTCGCAATGACGATCCGGTCTCCTCGAACGTCTATCCTGTTGGCCCGGTCCCCGACGGGCTCGCTGGTGATGTTCGGAAACTCCGACAGTGTGTCCGCTGGCGACGGGTCGGAGTACCCGGTCTGTAGCACGGCGTGAAACGTGAACACACCGCACTCACTAAACCCGCACTGGTAGGCCAGCGTGCCGTCCGACATGTCCTTGATGTAGTCCCACGGGTTGTCCCCGATGTTCAGCCGCATCCACGGATGGGTGATGGCCACTGGCGAAACATCGAAGCCGCAAGTGTCGAAGGTCGCGTAGTCCGCATCATCGGCGCTCTCCGTCCCGCTCGCGCCGTCGTTGTTGTTCAGCACAAACCATTCATACGCCTGTGCCGATTGCACAAGCATGGCACCATCGAACTTCAACGTCACACCGTTGGCGACCTCGATCACCACGGCGAGCCTGTCACTGTCGCTGTCGGCTATGGTGCGCGACACGTCGAAGCGCACATACCCCTCGCCGCCGGCCAGCGCATACTCTGTCGTGCCCGTCCCGTTGGTACCGCCAGCGTCGCGTTCCTGCAGCGTGATATCGTTGGTGGCAGCCCCCGCGCTCTTCAGCCACACAGAGAAGGTGTACGCCTCGCCAACGTTCAACACCTTCGCGCCGGTGTACAGCACTATCTGTGTGACTGTCTTCTCTGACCCCGATGCGTTGGCAAGCTGCCCGCAGTAGGTACCGACAAGCGGGTCTGCCTGGCGCGACAGTGTACCGCCGCTCGCCGTCCACGAGTTGGCTATGGTGTCGCCCTCAAAGCTGGAGTTGGCCAGGTAGTTGTACACCTCGCGCCGCGTGCCGAGCCGTACAAGCTCGTGAAGTACCGATATGGATTCGGTGTCGGCCGCGAACTGGTACGCCTCGTAGTACCTGCCTTTGCGAACATGGCGCTTGGCGAGCTCCGCCGTCTGGTCTACGCACGACACCATGACACCGCTGGTCTTGTCGCCCGCAGTGTATCGCCTGAATCCGCCCTCGGTCCTTCCGACAAAGTAGGTTTCAAAGTCATCCCCGTACCACGTCTCAGCCATGACGCGGATGCGGTTGCGCAGATACGCTTGCGCCGATGTCCCGTTATAGGTGTTGTTCGCAGCGTCAAAGGCTGCGTACTGGTCGTCGGCAAACTCGCCCAGCGGCGAGCGCATATCAAGGCCAAGCTGCGACGCGAGCAGGCTACCGGTATCCAGGTCCACCCTGGTCCTGTCGCAATCCCACCCGAGCACAAATCGCGAGACGTTGCACCGCGTCTGCCCAAGTGCGCACGAGTTGAGCAGCCACACAACCTCTTCGCTCTCGATGTCCGAGAAGTGGGCAGCCACCTGTGCAGCCGTGGCCGTGATACCGCCGAAGTACCGGACGGTGTTGACGATCCAGTCTCCGACCGTCCCGTTCTCGGCGCGGATCTCGAACTTCGGCAGGCGCATGGTGCGCGCGTCAATCGCGCCGCTCCAAGACGCATCCACGGCTACCCCGTTCAGGTACAGCGCGCTCCCCGTGGTGTCGCCCGTCGTAGAATCGAACACGAGCGTAAACCGCTCGATATCCGATAGCTCCGTGTCGCCCAGCGCATCGCTGGTCAACTCGCGCTCCGTCCCGCCGTTCTTCCAGAGCACGATCACCTTGTCGTCTGTCTCCCGGTACAGTCCGGCCAGGTAGTGGTTGGTGTCGCCGTACCAAGCGAACAGCGGTTGATCGCTCCCGGTGTCGGCCTCGAAGTTGGCTTTGGCGCGAATGTCGATGACAAGCTTCGTCGGCATATCCAGGAGATATCGCGCAAGGCCGCCCGTCATGTTGGAGTACCCCGACCACTGCGTCCCCGACGTGATTGCGGTGTATGTCGGTGTGCCTGCGAAATGCGGGTAGTCTACGCCCCGCGGGTCGATGTACGCCCTGTCCTGGCCCGAGCCGACCTCGAGTTGCGTTTGCCACGCATCCGGGAGAAACTGAAGCGCCATCAGTAGCCCCGCGTCTTGCGGGTCACGGCCCCATAGGCTCGGGAGTCAAAAGCGCGGTCCTCTATCACCGTCCCGTAGTTGTTGATGGTCATGCCACCGCCGGTGTTCCCGCCCGTTGGCGCGGTACTTCCACCGCCACCGCCGCGAGCCGCGCTCAAAAACCCCGATATCATCGCTGTCCCGCCGCCGAGCGCGAGCAAGACATATCCCAACGGATTCAGTCCCATGCTGCCTATCAGGATTTGCAGGCCCGCCGTCACGAGCAGGAGAGGGAGTTGCGCAAGAAGCTTGGCGACGATGTCACCCAAGGCATCCGAGAACGAGTTGGTACCGCTCGCGCTGTCGTACAGAGCCGCGCCGATAGCGGCAAAGCCGTCCACAATCGAAGACGCTAACAACGCACGGATAGACTGCTCCAGGCTCTTCATGGCGTCGGCCGTGACGCGCGCCTCTTCGTTCAGCCGCTTCACGCTCTCGGCTATCATGTCCCAGCCTTCGGCCGTCGTGTCGAAGACGTTCCCGCCCATCAGATCCATGTCGGCACCGAAGATGGCCGCCAGCGCGGGCGGTGCCTCGATGCCGCCGCCGGATGTCATCTCGATAAGGTCAGCCTTCAGTTCCCCGGTGATCTTCCGTGTCTTCTCAAGCTCTATGTTGTAGTTGCGTACGATCGTCGTCCCGTCTTTCAACTCCATGTTAAACAGGCTCATACTCACCGATGCCGAAGCTGTTGGAGAAGTTCCGGCTGCGCCCGAGACGGATGGCGCACCCATGGCCGATGCTATTTCAGCAACCGCCTTGGCTTGATCTTTGGCAGCTTGCGCAAGCGCCTGGGCCGGAGGGACGCCCTGATTCAGAGCCAGAGCCTGTTGATGCTGTAGGTGGACAAGCGTTTCCATCTCGGCCCGAGCTTCGCGCAAAGCCCTGCCGGGCAGCAGATTTGGGAAAGCCTCTTTCTGTCTCACGTACTGCGCTTCGAGCTTGGACAATTCCTGACCAAGCAACTGAATCTCCAGCGTTGTCCTGGCGAAGCCCTCGGACATGCCCGCTATCTTCTGTTTCAGATTCACGGTTCCAAGTTGCTCGTTGATCCAGTCCAGCAGCGGCTTGATTGCCTCTGCCGCAGCAACAAGAATCGGCACAAGACCGGTCTTCAACTCCGTGGTAAGATTCTTCCACGCCGCCTCGGCCTGAGCTATCCTCTCGGCATCGGACAGTTTTTCGTTGGCTGCGCCTACTCGATTCAGAACGTCCTCGCCTGCCTCTACTGTGGCATAGTAGATAGCCGTAGAACGCTCTGCCGCCGTCAACTCGTCTGCCGCCTTGCCGATGCTCTCGGCGTACTTCTTCGTCGCCTCCTCTATCTTGATGGTGATACCAAGATTGTCCAGAATCATCGGGGACCCGCGGGCGATACCCGTGACGATGGAATCGAACATGAACTGTACGCTCTGGCCCGTGGCGATAGCCGATGCCCGCGCTATCTCCATGAGCTTGTCGAGTTGATCCAGCGGCAATTTGAACAGGGCGGCCTTGGATGCAGCGGCTACCAACTCGACTTCGGCCAGCGTGCCGCGACTCGCCGCGCGCAGCCGCGACAGAAGCTCGTCGGAATCCTGACCAACGGCCTTGGCCATGTTATCGAAGGCTACGCGCACCTGCTCTATCTGTGCGCCCTCCTTCACGAACTGAACAGCCTGGCCTATCTTCTGCATGGCCTGACTGACGACATCAATCATGGCCTTGATGTCAACGAAAGACTTCACCATGTCGCCAAGCCCGCGGCGCGCGGAATCTACGCCTTCCTTGGTTCTGTCTTCAGACGTGATCCGGTATTTAACCTCAGCCGCCACCCATTACCCCCTTGGGCCGCGTCGCCAGATACTCATGATGGATGATGTTCCAGACAGCCATGGTCTTGACAGGCTGCTCCATGGCCCCGCCGCCGAATGGGAGATGCAAGAGCGCGCCACTAACCGGATTCACTGAAGCAACAAACGCCTGCATCCATATCCCCCACTTCGCCATGGCCCCCAGATCGTCTTGCGGCACCGTCCCGTTGCCCGTCGAAAACACCGACCGAGCCAGCCGCGTCAACTCTGCTCGGTCTTCCTCGGCAAAGGGAGCGCCTCCTGCCACGTCTTCACCACGTGCAGGAACATGCGTGCCGTGGAGCACACGAGCTGCGCGGCTTCCTCCGGCGTCGCGTCCTTGCCAGCGTCGCCCTCCAGGTTGCTACCCACGATGAGTGAGGGCAATAGGCCGGAGATGACATCCCCGGCCTCGGCCGACTGTGCGGACATCTGGATGGCCTCCGCGTAGGTAGGCTCCCGCAACTGCACCCAAGCGGCCCCAGGCTCTCGGGGCGGGATCAGCTTGTCCCCCAGGAGAATCTTGACCTTGAATACCGCCTGGTCTCTCGCTTCGCTCAGCTTCACCCAAACCTCCTATCAGGTTATGTACTTCGTGGACCGCCCGTTGGTCAGCGTCACCGTCACCGGCTCAAGGCTGTCTTGCTGCGATGCGCGAACCGCGAGCGTCTGCTTGATGCGCTCCGGCCCCGATACCACCGGACTTGCGTCCGTGATATAGCACCGCGGCATGTCGATGACGAGCTTGTAGTAGTTGGCCGCGTCCACCAGCTCCGTGCTCGTGAAGGTCACCACAAGCGAGATGGTCGCGCCCAGTTTGAAGTAGGTAGACCTCGTGGTGTTGGTGGCCGCCGAGTATAGCACGTCCACGGTGGCCGTGATCTCCCGGCCCTGCGGTTGCGGCTCAGCCTGGAACAACCCAGTGGACATGGTGAACAGATCCTTCTCCAGGTTGTTCTTGTAGCTGAAAGCGAACTTGATCACGTCCGCGTAGGTGGCTTCGGCCCCATCCGTACCGGCCGCTACAACACCGTCCGAGAACAGGAAGGCGCGGAGCGTGGAAAGCGTATCACCCGAGATGGTGTCCGCTGCGTCTTCGTCGTAGCCCACCACGGATACCTTGCATCGCACGTAGTCCTTCGGTTCGGCCGTGATGTCCAGGACATCGATCTTGCAACCCTTGTAGCCGAAGGTGTCCACCTTCCGGTCCACCACGAACTGCATCCACGGCAAGTCGGCGGCACTCCCGCCGGCAACCGCCGTGAACACGTGGTCGAAGGCGGTGTCCCCCGTGGTCGTGTCTCCACCCGCCGTCTCCGCTACTGCGGCCTCGCTACCCAGGGCCGCCCCGAGAACCATACCAATGGTGACGGGCTTCCCGAGGAACGACACGTCGCCCTCGACCTTCTTTGCCACGATGTCATGGCGGCCTGGCGTCTTCGTGCCGATGAGCACGTTCTCGGCTTTGTACTCCGGGATGTACCGGAGCGATTCGGACGTGAACTCCAGGGCCAGGGTAGGCTCGGCCGTCTGCCCCCACGTGTCACCGATCCCGATCTCCATCTTCGCATCTTGGCCGCTTATGATTCCCATTGGTCGTCTCCTATGCCGCTTCTACTTCAGCGACCACGGTTACCCGCGCCGCCTGCAACTCGTCCTCCCCCATGACTATGGGGAAGTAGGCAATCTCCGTCACCATCGACTGGTCCACAAGCCCGCCCCACGTCGGGGCATCCCGGATCACGTTCCGCAGTTCCGCGGCGTACCGCCAAACCATCTTGTTCAGCGTGACATCGTCAAAGCCGCCTGTCACAATCCACACGGCGATGGTGGCCTTGATGCTGTCCCGTTGCGGTGTCACCGGCTCGTACTCCTCACCGGTTGGTATGAGGAACAACACCGGGAACTTCTTATAGTGGTCAAGGTTGACCGCCCCGATCACAATACGGTCTGCCGGTGGCATTGCCAGCACGATGCCGTCAGCCTTCGCCGTCTCGATGGCGTCAAGGTAGGTGTTGAGGTTGGCGCTCAGGAACGTCTTGAGATCCGCCAGTATGTCCTCAACGTGGCTCGTGCTGATCACGCAGGTACCCTCTTGGCTATCTCTTCGCGCAACACCCGCTCGATGATGACCGTTGATCTTCCAGTCTGGAAGACATCGTCAAGCGCCGGTTTGAGGTACGGCCGTTGCGGGATCCGCACGGGCTTGCGCGTGAACACCCATTCACCCGATGGTGCCCGCCACGCCAAGAAGCCCTTCGGCCCTGGCCGGATGGTGCCACCGAACTCATGGATGGCAGCGTAGACAAGGTTGGTGCCAACGTCCGCAAACCGCCCGCCCGAGTCCACCTTGTACGTCAACGACTGCGCCAGTTTCCCCGTGCGCCGGTTCAACGGATGCCCGCCGCGTAGGTAGCTCTTCTGCGATACGCTGATGACCTCTTCCGACAGCATCCCCAGGGTGCGCCGGTTTATCTCAGGCATGTCGTTCCCTAGCTTGGTCAGGAGCGTCTGTACCTGGCTGTCGTCGTACTGGATACCGTAGGTGATCATGGCGTCAGCCTTCGGTACGGCTGTAGGTCGTCAAGAATCTGCTCGATGGGATTCTCGTAGGTCGTCTTGGAGCCGTCGCCGAACGTCTGCGATGCAAGCCCCAGCCGCCCAGCCTTCCCGCTCTCCTTCTCCAGCAGCGCCGCGATCTTCATGCAGTGCAGCCTGAAGCGTTTGGCAACCTCCGTGTCGCTCCAGCCCGCGACGTAGGACACCTTGTAGTTGCTGCGCCCGCGCTCGAACCGGTAGTCAACGCCGTCGATGTACCAGTCCCGTACCTGCATCTCCGCAAGGTCCGTAGCGTCGATGTCCGTGTAGCTGTCGCCATCCCAGAGCTTGACCGCTGTCACGGATGTCACTGGGCGCGCCCGCGTCACAAGGTCTGGCCTACCCTCGCCGCTGTACAACTCGTCGCTGTAGGTGTCGGAGTGCGGATCGTACCCTATCCGGTCGATGATGCGCCGCGTGGCATCCTCTATCGCCTGCTCAAGCATGGTGTCTTTGTAGGTGTCACCGATGTTGAGGTATCCCTTGATGTCCGTAAGGGAGCACAGAGCGTCGGCTGATAGGCTCACTTGGTCACCGTCTTGGGTCTCTTCTCAGGTAGTAGGAAGGGGCGGTACTTCTCCAGGTACTCGGGAGACACGTCGAGTGTCGTACCAGCGCGCTTCCGCTGGACACCGTCTTCCCAGAACTCAACCACAACGAGCACCCTCACACTACCTCCATGCAAACAGGGGGCCGAGTTGCCCCGGCCCCCGTGTCGTTAGGCCGAAGGCCCTGCGCCGCCGGCCGCCGTGGGTCTGGCGAGTACCGCCAGCTCCGTCTCGATGCCGATGGCCATGGCCAACCGCTGGGTTGCCAGGAACACGGTCTGGTAGGCCGTGAACGCGACATCCCGCGAGCTGTCCACCGTGATGTCCTTCCGCGAGCCGATGATGTAGTTCCTCGGGTTGCCGAACAGGATCAGCTCATCGCCCGCCGCAACGCTGTTCTTCGTCGTCATCTGGCTCGTCAGGTGGACAGGGAAGCCGTACAGGTTGTACCGCCAGTCCTTGTCGATGCTCACCTGGAGATTGCCGTTGCTGTCGGCCAGGGCGCGGATGTAGGCCCACGTGCTGGGTGCCATGATCATGACGGCACCCGCTATCGCCGTCTCGTCCAGCTTGCCGATCATCTCGGAGATGTGGTCGGCCTGGAGCGAGCCCGCCGCGGAGTCACCGGATACGCCGGAGCTCGCGCGGTTGGTGGTGGCCGCACGGCCCCACCCCTCGAACACGTCCGCCGCGTCGGAGGCGTCCCCCGTCCACACCTCGTGGTCGATGCGCTTGGCGAAGGCGTCCGTGAACTCGTCCGCGATGAAGCCCGCCATGCCGAGCATGGAGTCCTCCATGAGCTCGTTCGGGACGTAGGACACAGCGTCCATCCGGTTCGCCGCGAGGCTCACCTGGCCCAGGGTCGCCTTGGTGTCACCCGTCGCCGTGTTGATGGAGCCCCAGACTGCCGTGATACCCGCGCTCACCGTGGGCAGGTACAGCTGGTCGCTCATCATGGGCACGACGCGGCACAACTGGAGCGCGAGGCTCTTCACATACTGCGCCCGCACAAGCTCCGCGCGGAACTCGTCGGGAATGAAGTAGCCGCCGGCCGTGGTCGTGGCCGTGTAGGGAGCGTTCGCCTTCTGGTAGATCCGGTTCAGCTCTGCGCGGTCCTTGTTGGCTACGGCCAGCATGAACTCCCCGAACCTCTCGAAGCCGTCGTCCTCCCAGTACGGCTGGGGAGACGTGCGCCCCTTGAGGAAGTCGTTCCTCGCGTGGGCGAAGGTGTATACCCTGCCCTTGGTCTTCGCCTCGTCGGTGGTGACGATCTTCGCGGGATCGCGCTCTGCCTTCTCCCGGAGAATCTGCTCGGCCCGCTTCTGCGCGGCATCCTCCACGGAGACCGCCTTGGCCTTCTCGGCCGCCTCGTTCTCCATGTCCAGGATGCGCTTGGCTACGTCGGGCGGAAGCAACCGGCCCTCCATCTCCGCGAGCCTCTTGGTAATGGCCTCCATGGCCTTGTCGACGTTGTCCATCTGTCTATTCCTCCATGTGCAAATCGCGGAGGATGCGTTCCAGAGCGGCGTCCGACAGAACCTCGGCCTTCGACTGAGCGGCTTCCACTACCTTCGTATCCGCGCCGCGCTCATCGGGCCCGTCTTCCGGCCCACCCATCAAGAACATCTCCCGCGTCTTCGGGTCGTAGTTTCGGGCTATCGCGAGTGCGTTGGCATTCGCGGGCACCGGGACCGCCGAACACTCCAGCAACTCCTGGCTGGTGAACGTCAGTCCTCCGTGATCGTTGGGCCCGTACTCGTTGCCCAGAAACTTGACCGACACTGCATTCATGATACCCTGTTTGTAGAGCGAGTAGGCCAAGTCAGCTTCCGGGTGCGTGCCCGCGTCGGCGAACATGACGATGCCCCGAAGCTCTCCGCCTTCGACCCACACTTTCTCCCATTTGCCCAGCGGGTATTTGTCGTAGGTGTTGTGCATAGGTGGGAAAACTGGGTTGAGCATGAAGTTGTCCAGTTTCCATCCGTCCGTCCTCACCACGTCGCCCCCGCGGTCAGGCTGCTCGTTTGACATGACAAACAGCATGCGTCGGCCCTCCATAGCCGTAGGCGCCTGCTGGATGGCCATGCCCGTCTTCTCCCTTAGCTCTCGTTTCATTACGGCTTCTCCTGGCTGTAGTACGCTTCCAGTCTGCCGACCTTTGCACGGACGGCACTGAATGCGCCCCACAACTCGTACTGCGCGGGGAAGGTGAACGTAGCGATGGTGTCACCCGTGTCTCCCGTGATGGTCGTGCTCCCGGAAGTCAGGGTAGTGAAGCTGCATGCGTCGATCATCTTGAGACAGTTGAACGGCCCGTTGTGCGTCGTGTCCGTGTCAGTGATCAGGATGCTACCCCAGAGCCCCTTTACCGGTTGCGGATGCATAGCCATGGTTTCCCCCTACTCGATTACGCTACCGACTGTGCATCGGCAGTTGCATGCCTCTGCTGCTGGCCCGTCCCCCGGGTACATGACCCGCTCCCCGTTCGCCAGCGTGAACGGCTGGTCTACCTCTACGATGCTCTCGATTCGGTGCGAGTCGCGCACCGTTGAATCCTCACTGTTGATCCACTGCTTTTTGGTAATGCCGAGTACCTTCATGCCCTCCACGCGCCCGCCGTTGTAGGCGTTGGTGGTCTCCGTGCGCGCGATGAGCTTGGCGCGGTTGGCAGACACGCCGTCGAACACCCGCTGTATCTCCTGGCCGATCTTGTCGGCAGGCATACCGGCTTGCATGGCGTCCGTGATGGTCTCCAGCACTTCATTGGTGGCATCCCACAGTTTCAGTCCGCGGGTGTGTATGAATGCCTGAGCCCGCACAGGCGGCAAGTCGAACCGCACACCCAGCCCCCAATAGGTACGCCTGGCCCCGGCCAGGTAGGTAGCAAGCTCCTCCGACTCCAACGCTTTGAACAGCCCGTCACCCCAGCCCAGAGACATGAGGTGATCGTGGAACCGCTTTATCCACTCGGCGTCTATCGTGGCCTTTGCTACTGCCTTCGCCGGATGCTCCTTGAGATAGGCGAACACCTGTTCCCGGGCCGTCGAGAAGAAACCACGGATCTTGGGCACCATGATGTCTTCCCGCGTCTTCATGCGCTTCTCGGTTTGCAGCCACTCGGCGCGGCGCAGCTCCTTGTCCATCGGTAACGCCCGCTCACGCCGACGTCGGCCTTCAAGCTTCTCGGCTACCATCTGCTTGCGTACTTCGGTAGCTATGGCCTTCGCATCAGGCGGCGGCGGCTTCTCGTCCTCGTCTTCCTCGTCGTCCTGGGGAAGCCGCAAAGCGGGTGGCGTCCTATCCTCCGGCTCGAACTCAGGGAAGTCCAATCCCAACCGCTCGTTGATCACGGCGAATGGGATCCCCATGTCGTAGAAAATCTTGGCTGTTACCGCCTGCTCGCCAAGATCCTCCTGAAGCTCCTGTATCCCCTTGATGTTGAAGCGGCCTTTGAACGGCACCTTGAACCGCTCGAAGAACTGCGCCTCGAACGCCTGTTCGATGAGATGCATGATGGGGATGAGCGACTTGTTCCAGAAGTCCCGCCTGATCTCCTTCATGTTCGCATAGTTGAATCCGTCCGTGAAACCGAGGATGGCCTTCGGCACCTGGAGCACCATGAGAATCTGATCACGGCTGTACCCCTGGAGGAGAAGGAACTCCATGTCCTTCTGCGACACGCCCACTGGCACGTACTCCACGCCCGAGTAGACAGGGATGGTGTGCGCCGTCCTGTTCCCGCTACCGCCCTTCTGCTCAAGACTGCGCTGTAGCTCGGATTCCTGCGCCGGTGTCAGCGGCCGCGGGGCCGTGCTCTTGAAGAAGCCCTTGAGCAACGCCCCCTGCTTGAAGAAGTTGACGTTGTACTGGTTGGCGTGGAACTGCTGGAGGATGTCCAGCCTGGCCGCCGTGATTGGCGCGAGCCCCTTCCAGTAGTGCAGCTTCATGACGTGCTCGGGTGCGATGGTCCGCTTCTGTGCGCCCTCCCCGTAGGTGTAGGACTTGACCGTCCGGTTGTCCTTGTCCAACTCCTCTTTCATGAACGCACTGTCGGCTACCCACATCATGAACGGGACGCCCTTCATGTAGTCAGCCCAGATGACGTATGCTTTCCCGTGCAACTCCAGGTTGGAGACGATGGACTCCCAGAACTCTTGCTGGCTGACTCCGGGATACGGGTTGGCGAAGAGTCGCGTCACTGGCGTCTCTGCCGTCACTGGCGTATCGCCGTTGAGTATCTGCCACTCCACCCCGGCGATGTTGACAGCCTTCTTATGGACGGCAGAGTAGACCACGGCGTTTGTTTGGAACGGATCGCCAACGTTGCCATAGCCCGCAAGCACGTCGCGACCCACGCCCTCCTCAACGTCGCGCCGGAAGTCGTTCACACTGTACGCCTTCTCCACGTACACAACGCGCTGGGGTAGTTGTCGCTGTATCCACTCTCGGATTCCCATGGCTACATCCTCACGTAGGAGATCATCGGGGCTTGCGGATACTCGACCTCCATGACCAGGTACCGCAGGGCGTCGCAAGCGTGGTCATCTTCCTTCACCGGCTCGTCTTTCCTGCCGCCCCCCTTCCACCGGTACTTCCCCCACTCGTCAATCAGATTCTCGCATGTGTCGAAAATGACGATCCGTGGCTTAC